GCTACACCTCTTCGTATTTTTTCATAGCATCTTTCATAAAAAAGCATAATTTCAAATGGTATTCTGTTTTTTAAATGGCACCATATAGAAAACGTACTTCTTGTTTCCTCAAAAATGCAGTCTGTCTCATATGACATTTTCCCTTTTCGTTCTGCTTTCTGCCGCCACACTACATATTTTTCCCACACATCTCCATTTTCCAATTCAAAACGCTTTACCCGATTCTTTTCTACGTCTTCCCATTTTTGCATCCTGCTGGTCAGCGATGCTTTATTTTCCATCGTATTATAAATTTCAAACAGTTCCGGGTATTTCATTACCAGCCATAAATGCGCCTTTTCAATTCCTTCACTTTCAAAAGCACCTTTTAAAATACATTTAAAAACATAGTCTGTCAGGAAATGCGAAATTTCTATTATAAACTTTAGATCTTGTACATTTCCACGACATATTGCAGATATAAAATATTCCTGCTTTATCAGAAGTGCCGTTGCATGATCTATTAATATTCTTCTATTTCTGTCAGCAGCCCGTTGCACTTTCTTGACTTTATAGCAATAAATAAATAGAATAGTTATTGATACTATGTATATAATTGTAACTACTAACAAAAGAATCATCACCTCGTAACATTCCAACAATATATAATCTTCCTGTGCTTATAAGGGACAAATTTGCGTCCCTTATTTTCTTTTGGCAGCGTTCTATAACCGCACACTGCCGAGAGCCTGTCAGCCCCATCACGGTCTTCTCCTCTTTCTTTCGTGACTGTTACGTTTTATCCCCGTCAATGGGGCTTTCTGAAAGTTCTAAATTTCACACTTCCACCCGCACAAGTCCATTTAGTTATCAAGGTTCCATAAAAATTAATAAAGGGAAACATCTGTTCAGATTGAACTTTTCTTAGAAATGCCGTAGAATAAACTTGTTGTTTTGGTGGCATTTCTAAGAAATGTTTCCCGGAAGCCTTGTGATTGCCGTCACAGGGCTTCTTTTTTCTGATTCCCGTTTCCAGGAACCGATCGTCTGCATTGCTTTGATGCTACGGTCGTGGAGCTGCCGTGCAGACAGGATGCTATTTCTTATTCATGTTTTTTAAATGCTCTTTTAACACTGTCATATTTGTTTTACAATCTGCAAGATGATGATATCCAGGAAAAAGAAGATAATATTCTTCTGTTTCATTCTCTTTTTTACTCCATTCTGAATAATAAGGATAATTCTTTACCACGATTACATAGCCATCCGGCAGATCATAGCGATAAAATGTTTCTTCTGTGCACTCATTTCTACACCAAATGTTCCAGGACTTATAACTGTTTATAAACTCTTCTCTCTGCGCCATGTTCTTCATGACAGGAAGTTCCGGCTGTGTTATAACAGATTCTTTATCTTCGATCCATCCGCATCTTCCATTGCAGTCTATCTCACAGTCAGCACAGCATTCTACTGTTTCGCTACAGCCACAGCACACACAGGTTCCGCTTGGACTTTTACCAGTAATGCAGCCTCTCTCATACGGCAGTACCTTTTTCTCCGGAACTGATTGCGACGTCGCAACAGATTTTTTCTTTTTCGATGTCTGTACCAAAGTATCTAAGGTATTTAAAGCGTCCGTCAAACTTTTCTGTTCTTTCGCTTTTTCTTTTAATGATCTCTTATAGCTTCTGATCTGCGATACTGTCATATCAGCATTGACCTTGAAACGTTCCTTTTCCTTTAATGGCAGCATTTCCACCAACTGGGAATAGGAATATTTTTCATATTTGTCATCGACCCACATCTTCCCGGAATTTGAGTCGTCTTTTGAACAAAATTCATTCCATACCGCGATCACTCGCGATACTGCGGATTTATCCATATGGAAGTTCTTTTCGATACACTCATAGAAATTGTCATACCCTAACTCTTCATGGTATCTGCGCATCTCCATCTCATGAAGATGGAACCCTAAACTCATGTATCGTTTTTTGACATCCGCTATGTCCTGTTTTACATAGTTAAATGAAGCAACTGCAAGTTCATTTACTTCATCACCGTAATAATCCTCACCAAATACAATGCCTGTTGTTAAATCCATATCATCACCGCCCATAATTCGTATTCATCCCATGTCTACAAAAACACATACAATGTAAACAATATCATATCAGCAATAATTGCTGCTCCTATCGCCACGCGCCCATCTTTACTAATCCACCCAGCAATAATTCCAAGAACAAAATTAACAATTATTACTATGATCATAATCATTAAAACACTCATATCATCACCGCCCACAGCTTATATCCATCCCATATCTACAGATACATACCATCCAACCAATACCAAATTAAAAATATTTTGTACTACTCTCGATACCGTATCTCCATCTTCAATAACATCACTTTCTTCTAAACAAAAACATATAATCCCGATAACAAAATCAGCAGCTATTGCTATTACTACAACATCTAAAATACTCATTTCATCGCCCCTTTCCAACAGCCATGTGATCACAGCTACAGTTACCACATCGCAATAACCAGCTTTCTTCCTACCACCAGCCTATGTTCCAGGATCTTGCAAATTCGACTGCCTCAACTTCTTCTTTTGGGATCGTGTATACTTTACCCTGATACCTAAATCTGTAATATTCTCTATGTTTTTCTATACACCTTGCAGTAAAAAATGCCGATATACTTTTATATAATGCATCTGAATAAAAAAACAGTTCGATATCTTTACAGCTTTGTAATTTAAACATTATCCGGTATTTGTATTTCTGTCCTGCATTTTGCTCTGACAAAAGATACATAGGCGTTACATCTAACTGAAAGCGTGCCATTATTACAATTATAATGGTTACAACTACCACACATATAATACTATTTTCCATATAAAGGAGGTCCTCCCATGCCTAATAAAATTCTTGCCTTAGATAAACTTATTTCAAAATATACATCCTACATTACTATCTTTTTGTTCGTAATCACCTTCCTTACATACTTCCCTTTATTCAATCTAAACTCTTTTCTCATTCCCCTTAATTTATCCAGCTATAATTTTGCCAAATGGCTTGTCGCAAATGAAAATAATATTTTCATATTCTTTCTTTTGTCTTGCGCCATTGAAACAACCATACTACTGCTCGAAATGATAGCTATTCGCTTTAATTCTTCATACATTTCACTTATGCGTAAAATTTTTACCAGCATTGTTACATTCAATATATGGTTTCTTCTCTCTTTGCAAACAGCAAGCAATTTAGGAATTATGGAAATCAGCATATCTTACATACTTAATTTTATTTTCCAGTTTCCAAACACTTTTCTAGCTGCTTATATTTTTATAACTTTTATGCTTAATATATGGCTCAGCTTAAATCTTCTTTCCGGTTTCTTTGTTTCTCCAAAATAGCATATCGTAAATATTATTGTCTCCTCTCCGACAGCCACGTGATCACAGCCGCTGTCACCACATCCTCCGGTTCCCATGAATCGGATATCTCACGTTCTGTTCCCTGGAGCTGTCCACGTTCCCATCCGGATAATTGTTTTGCAGCATTTTGAAGTTCTTCATAAATAGGTTCCGGAATGGAGATTGTAATCTCACGTTTATTGTCCCGATCCATGTTATTCACCTGCTTTCTGATATCTCTCATATCTATCCGACATTTTCCAGTGCCGGATGCTGCTCTACTTCTTTTTCAAGCGGTGTCACTTTTACAGTGACTGTCACGTTTTCCCGCTGCGATATGATCCGCGCAAGCGTTTCAAAAAAGCGCTGCGCATTAAATGTCCCCTGCACTTTCATCCACGCCACCTCCTTATGCTGTCTGCGGCTGTTTACGATCCGCTCTCTGGCGTTCCTGCTGGATACCGAACATATAACCTAAAATGAACATTTTGTTATCCTCATTCAATTTTGAAAATTCTTCTGCTGATTTTGTAATCAGTTCCTTTTTCTTGTCGTCTCTCATAAAGTTCTCCTTTCCACCCGATTCTTGCCAGGTCTTAATTTACTACCCAACACTTTTCTATCTTTTTATATTTCAGCTCATTTCTGAATTTTGTTAAGAGCTTGTAAACTCACTATATAATATTATCAAGAGTATGTCAACTCTATTTTGCAATTATTTTTATATTTTCGGGTTGACTTACTCAAAGCAATATTATATAGTGAACTAATAAAGGAAGAAAGGAGGTGTTAATTAAATGGAAATATACGAACGTATCAAAGAATTAAGAAAAAAAACTTTGAAAATGTCGCAAACCGCCTTTGGTAATCGACTAGGTGTTAACCGCGATACAATTAACAACATCGAACTAAACCGCCTTAAAAAACCAGAGCAGAAACTATCCTTATACAAACTGATATGCAGCGAATTTAATGTCAGCGAAGAATGGCTGTTGAATGGTACTGGCGATATGTTTACCAGCAACGAGTCTGAATACAGTACTATGATTGATCAGATTATGCATGGGGAAAATGAATTTGCCAAAAACATTTTTAAAACATTTGCACTGTTCGATGTGAAAGACTGGGAAGCTTTAGAGCGGATGATTTCAAAATATAATTCCGTCGCAGATCCGGAACCGGACATTTCTTTATATGACAGCGTGCCGGATACACCGGAAGAATTGGAAAGACTGTTTCCACCAGTTGAAAAAGATGCCAAACGTGGTGTTGGGTAATCCCTGAACGAGACACCCAGCAATCCCGCTTATTTATTTACAATTACAAATATTGTACCGGTAAAGTTAAGATTATAATACATGGTTTTACTGCATCTATAATAAATTGCATATATTTTGCGGTTATTGTGATATATGTATTTTATTTTCATGTCCCACGACCTTTCTTTGTGGAAAAGCTGGGTGCATTTTCATTATATCAACGGCATTTGTCTTACTTCTACTGGTACATTGGAAATGATCAAAAATTTTTCGATAAAACAATAAGACACCCCGGTTGTATCAAAATACTTCCGGGGTGCACTAAAATATGCAGGTGATCACATGAAAAAGAAAGAATTATGTCCGGCAGTGATCCGGGTCGCATTATATATCCGCGTTTCCGGAGAAGAACAGAAAATCAAAGGACTTTCACTGGAAGCCCAGCAGGAACGGTTAGAAACATATGCAAAAGAACGCGGCTGGATCATCACCGGCACATATATAGATGCCGCTAAAACAGCCCGCAAAAATCTGCACAAAAGAACAGAATTCCAGCGCATGATGGAATCCGTCAAACGCAACGAAGTAGATATCCTGCTCTTTGCCAGGCTCGACCGCTGGTTCCGGTCTGTTGCAGATTATTACAAAGTTATGGAGATCTTACAGGCCCACAACTGCAACTGGAAAACAACGGATGAAGAATATGATACAACCACTGCAAACGGCCGGCTTTATATTAACGTAAAATTATCCATCGCCCAAAATGAAGCAGATATTGACGGAGAGCGAATTGATGTTGTATTCGACAGCAAAATTGCACATGGTACCGTTGTATCCGGCAGCTGTCCTTACGGCTTTCGTGTAAACAACGAAAAAAGACTGGAAATCATCCCAGACGATGCCGCTATTGTACAAGATGCATTCTGCTATTTTGAATCCTCCGTATCACAACGCGCTACGACAAAATATATCCGTGAAAAATACGGCATCAACTGGTGCTACGCTACTTTCCACCGGATGTTAACGGAAGAATTATATACCGGTGTATATAACCGCGGCGGCAGATACAATGCGAACTTCTGTCCATCCATCATCAACCGCGATCAATTCGACCGGGTACAGGCTCTTTTAAAAAAGAACGTTCACACTGCTCCATCCGGCCGCATATACCTTTTTACTTCTATTCTTGTCTGCGACGAATGCAGCCATAAATTAAACGGCTATCTTTCCCAGGGTATCGTTTATTACCGCTGTGCACAGCACATGCAGCGTGGCAGATGTATACATAATCATTCTATCCGCGAAGATTATGTGGAACAATGGTTATTCGATCACTTAAGCGAAGAATTTAACCGCGTCAAGCTCGACTGGGAAATACAGGCTGCGAAAAGAAAACGTTCTTCCTCCTCGAAAGGCAAAGCAGTCTTAAAACGAAAGTTAAATAAACTGAAGGAATTATATGTAAATGATCTGATCGACATTGAAGAGTATCGAAAAGACTATGAGATATACACCTCTGCCCTGAAGCAGATGCCAAACGACAAAGAAATGGAACAGCCGCCAAATTTTAAAGCTGTGGAACGGTTACTGCAGTCTGATTTTAAAAATTTATACAACACTTTAACCCGTGAAGAAAAAAGAACGTTGTGGAGATCCGCTATTAAGGAAATCCGGATTGACAACGATTACAATATAACGGGTATTATTTTTGAATAGTGTTGTACTATTTATATAGTACCCGTAGGCTCATCACATAAAATGGCTTCCGGAGATACTGCAAGCGCCCTTGCGATTGCAACTCTTTGTTGTTCACC